GAGAACCGGACAGAAGTCGGGTTGGCTGCCGTGTATGGTCCAAATGTCGATTGTGTGCCAGTCGGGTAGTTGCGGGTTTTAAATGAAACCACCGCCTCACCCAGAGTTTGCTCATCTGGGACAACTTGGCGCACCGACATGATGTTGTCGCCATTGCCCAATTGGACTGGGCCAGACTCTGCAAAAAGGCTGGCGCTGTCATAGTTAAAGCCGACCTCATGCTCATAGATGTAGCCATTGCTTGAGACCATTAAAGGATATGTATAAACACCAGCATCAACCCCAGCAGTTCGGGCCAATGTGCCAATGTTCCAGTGGTTTTCGCGGTAGTTGAAAGTGACATAACTGTCATTCTCATTGCTTGCTGCGCTTGGATAAAACCACCAGATTTCACCAAACTTGCTGACATGGACCGCATAAATCTTGGAGGCTTGCGCGTAATTGATATTGTCAAAGATGTAGTCTGACACATCACTTGGCAGTGGCTTGACATAGCCGTCATAAATCCAGAAGCCAGAATTGCTCATCCAAATGGCTGCCGTATCAATGGCCGCCACCGCCTGGGCTGAAATGAGACCGCAGCCACTTGCCGCCTTCTCAAATCCATATACAAATGGTGCGCCCACATACTGGGCCGTGTGGACATCCACATCTGTAAACAGTAGGTTTACACCCTTGACCCGCTTGCCAGCAATAAGTGAGCCAGGGGTGGCTAAGTCATAGTCGCCTGCCAGATTGTCGCCTGCTGGTGTCCACTGGGTATTGTTCTCTTGGTCGCACCACTGTACTTTTCTTGGGTTTCCACCAGCGCCAAGGGCAAAGATAATGCGCTCTTGGGTGACTAAAACCGCCTTGTTGTTCACTGGTGCATTGGTGATTGCCGCTGCCTTGGTAGGCGTTGAAAAACCCAATTGCCACTCGTAAATCTTGCCATCCCATGAAGAGCAAGCAATCAAATACTCGCCCCATGTATCGAGTGACCAGGTGGTGGCTGCAATGGGTGTTCCAGTGTCTGGCCGTGCCACACCATAGGCAAATGTGCCATAAGTGCTGTAACCATAGCCTGTCAGCACTGTGGAGCTTGCATAGCCACTTGTGAATCCTGTGGGCGTAATGTCTTTAAGTGTGCCAGCCTCATTCATGGCATAGAGCTTGGAATGTGTGCCAGCGGCAATGTATCGATTGCCACTGTTATCTCGCCAAGTGATGATGCCTCGGCATGAGCCTGACATCTGTGAGCTTGACCTGGTACGCCATCCATTGATGGGGCGCAGTGTCCCCTCATACCAGCGGACTAGGTTTGCGTCATACCAGCGACCTGCTGCCTGGTACTCAGTACCATTTCGGAAAACACCTGGGGGTAATTTAAGTGGTATGTACATGGCAGTATTAGGTAATGTTTGAGACAAATGTCATTGTCGCAATAAGTGATGCCGTTGAGGGGTAATTTCCTGATGCCGGATAAGCCTGAATAGACACCTGAGTGCTGTCAGTCTCCCACCAAAGCTCCACATAATTGGTTGCGTTTAAGCTCAAAAAGTAATTCCAGCCGACCAGGGCATGGCCATTGACTGAGCCGTGCTTGCTTGGCACTGCAAAGAATCCAGTTGAGCCAGTGACCACAGTACCATTGATCTTGAGCCAGACCCTTACATCATGGTCCTGAGAGTCTGGATTTTCAAACTGGCCAGACCACTGCAAATTCCAAATGCCAGCATCAGCCACTGTGATCCGTGAATTGCTCACCACACTCACGCCATTGGCGTAATCGGTCGTATTCAGTGTCATGGCATAGGCCGTGTTGGCCGCTGCTGCCGTTTGGTCCACAGTGCTTTGAAAAGCCCCATAAGGCGCATTCATAAACTTGCCGCCCCTTGGTCCAAACAGAGACCCCAGCACAAATGACAGTTTTTTGAAGTAAACAGTCAATGCGCCATTGTTTTCGTTGAAATGCCTGCGCTCATAGGTCTCGGTCGGATAACCGAGTCCTGGTGGAGTGGGATTTTCAAGTTGTTGTGTTTGGCTTGCCATGGTCTAATTTTGCCCTAAACAGCCCCCAATGGATAAGACTTTTCATTGACACAAAATCAGACTACGATAATTTTGCAGCAATTGGCTGCTTTAACTGGGGAATATCATGAAATTTGAAATGGACTTGGGTTTTATTCAAAATGAGAAAATTACAATTGAAACGTGGGATTTTGAAAAAATTGAGATCATCAAAGATTTCATTGCTTTTCAAGAAGAACACGGCTGGGCAGTTGAATATGAAGCAGTTGACCTTGATGATGAAGACTTTGAAGATGAAGACACAGAAGAAGAAGAAATCCCACCTTTCGCTTTAGATTCCAAAGAAGAACTTTAACCTATGGGTTGCAAATGGGGCTTACTTGGCCATCAAGTACAGCCCCACATTTGAAAATGCGTAGCCTGCATAGACCACGGCCATAGACGCATTGCCTTTAAGTAGCTGCTCCCCAGCAATGTAGGCATAGATTGCCCCCACTAAGATGATTAGCCAAGCGCTCAAAATTGACTCACGTCATAGACACTGCCCCTAAACTGGACCATGTCTTCTGAATGTTTAGCCACAATTTCTGGCCATAACAGTTCACCATTAAAGAAGTTCAGAACCGCAAACCCAGACCTGTGGTTGTTTGGGTTTATCTCAGCATAGGTAAATTGTGGGCCATCAGTCTCAGCAAGTGTTCCAGTATCTACTCCATATCTACATCCGTTGTAGTCGCTAAAAGGAGTAACCTTTAGACTATGTAAATGTCCAGTAACGATTGACACACCAGCGTTTACTGTATTGTTGTGAGTAGCGTGAATACCACCTTTATATCGGTGCTTAACAATACATTGCTCGGTAGGCCATACTGCCCAGCAGAAGTCCCAATCTGGGATATGGTCTGTTAACTTGAATCCTTGAACTTCTTTAAATTGTGGTGCTTGTTGCGCTAAACGATTACCAAATCTAACGTCATGGTTTCCCCATGTAAACAGTAGCTTTACATTGTGCCTAGCAGCTTTAGCTACTTCCTCTATCTCACCCAACGCACCCTGACAAGCCTTTAGTTCTTGAATAACAGAAGTTTGAGGCAGTTCAGTCACATCATGCCTTGATATAGACGCACCATCAAACGCATCTCCATTACAGATGATAGCTTTAGGCTTGAACTCTTGGATAGCCCATAGAAGCCCTTTAAACGCTGTTGTACGCTGTGCAGGGATAAAGTGAGCATCTGAGAACACAATAACTGTTCCGTCCAGTATGCCGAGTTCTATCTGTTTTAAAGGAGAAAATGATTTAGGTTTGTTTTTATCGTATTTAACACCACGATGGTCACTTGCATGAAGTGCCATGTTGTATTCTTTTTCAATCCATCTTCTACGCAAATGAACTGCCCTGTTTGCAATGCCAAGATGGTCAGCTACTTTTTGAGCAGACTGAAGTTGACCCCATAACTGGATAAACTCGGTATCGGTACACGTTTCATTAGAACTACCCATTGGAATCCCTTGAAAGTAACTTTTCTAGCAGATTGATAACCCTATGCTCTTGCATTTCAATCTCATCTTGAGATGACTTAGGGTCTTGAGCCACAGTCATTAAATCGTGCAGAAACACATGAAGTAACTCATGCAAACAAGTCATGTCGATGCTCTCAGGTGTAATTTTCTCAGCACCAAAGTCACCCAGACGATAAACAGCAAGTCTTGCGTTGGGAGTGAACTCAACAGAAGCCATCGCTGCTTTAGCTGGCTTTATGCCTTTCTCAATTCTCCAATCGCCAAGACTAAGCACTTGCTGCCACTTTCTGACACTTTGTGCAAACAGTTCAGCGTGTTCTGGCGTAGGAATGTTCGACATTTCAACACCTTATACAAGAATTGTTACAGTTTAATTTAACAAGGCACATTCAGCAACTCTGCGCTTTGTCAGACCTGCTAGAACTTTACCACCGCCCTTGTTCCATAACATCAATTGTTCTTTAGCCCCTTCCCAATCTTGGGCATTGATTTTCCGTTTCAGAGTAGATGTTTGGAGTCTGCCTGTGCCAAGGTTGTAGCAAAAATCCACGATGGCATTGCATTTCTTTACATCTGTCAGAAGTATGGGGCAGTTTCTGACAACGCCTTGTAAATAGGTATGCTCTAACTCGTGCATGAGTAAGGCACTAGCCACAGCTTCACCTATTGGGCTATCTTGCAGGGTTACCTTGCGCCCATCAGCATAGTAAGTAGAGCCATAACCAATCGTAGCTACGTTAGCAGGGCATAAATAGGGTTTACTTCTAAACCCCTCAAACTGCTTACATAAAGATGCAGCCAGTTCTAAGTTCATATGCCACGCTTAGACAGAGTTCTATCAAGAAACCAGTAATTGATTGTTCCTGACAAAAGGGCAGAAAAGTCTGGTGTCATCATTGTCTTGAAGACTTCAACGGCTGGCGCACCTGCCAACCATGCGTTCCACGCAAACCAAACATGGATGAATGACCAAACAAACAGAACCCAATAAGTGACCACAGGACGCACGGAAGCAGAAAGTGAGGCTACCCATCCACCCGCTGCTTTTACCATCTCTGCTTGCTGTGTAATGGCGTTGTTGAAGGCATCCATGACCCCTACGTCAATAGCCGCTTCTCTTTGTGCGCCAATCTCAGCTAATTTCTGCTGACCACGTTGTGCTTCCAAGTCACATTGAAACTTAAACATATTAAGTTCATGCGCTCTTTCGTTTTTCTTATCAAGCCACTTCAAGACTTCTGGGGCCATCCTAAAGATGCCACCAAAGATTGAACCTAGTAAACCACCAGAAAGAATATCAAGCATCGGAGTCCTTACAGTTTGTTTTGGTTGTCATTTTTACACCCGCCAGAACACCAACAGACGCACCGAGGATAGTCATTAGTGCTGGACTGAGCATCTTGAACACTTCTGCATTTTCCACGTCTTTTGACCATAGACCAGCCAGTAATGCACCAACTATGGCAAGCAAGCAAATGCACAAAGTTACTGCCACTAAAATGGTAACAATGTATGTAAGTTTAAACTTTTCGTCTTCCATATATCCTCACACATAAATGTCTAGTTTACGATTCTGAAATATCTCCATGCGGAGTCGTTCTTGCACTACTTTTTTTGTATAAATCTCAAACTCTAGGTCTTGCAGTTCTGTCTGTTTTTGCTTGGCTACTTCATTTTCCTTGTTCATTTCATGTTGCTTTTCTAGCTTAACTTGAGCAAGGTCATGTCTGTCTGGATACCCTGATGGCACGACAGTCGGGAATAATTTAATGGTATCAATCACTTCTTTTCCCTCTCAAGTGCCGTCTTGTATCCTTGAATAACCTTATGTCTTAACTCTGCACCATCAGCCGCACCAGCCCATTCACTCAAATTATTCCAAATTACAACAAAGTCGGAACTTTTGCATAACTTCTGATGGTTTGTAAGCCATATAGACATTTGCTGATGACGTTCACTTGGGTTATGTATTGTGTAAGCAATGACGTAAAACTCACGCACACTACAGAGGTCTTGTCCTGTAGATTGAAGCGATAGAGTTAAAACAAGTGCTACTAGCCATCTCACGTCATAGCCCAAACGATGATGTAAAAACACCAGATGACAGTAATGCAAAAAAGGGCTGCGCTTGTAACAGCGAAAGCCCAATCTTTCATTTTTTAATCCAAGTCTGCCAGACAGCACCAGCCGCCATGATTAGACCAGCCACCCACAGAATAGGCTTGGCAGCAGAAGCAATCCATCCCAAGACTTTAAAAGCACCCTGCAAGGCATCAAAAGCCTCTACAAGCCCTTTGGTGTTCTTGTCTATGCTATCTACCTTAGTTTCTACTGCAAGCAGTCTTTCGTAGATTTGTTCGTGAGTGACTTCTTCTGTCATGACACTTCAACCCAAATTAGTTGTTCTTCATTCCAAGAATAAACTTTGCCGTTAGTTGGGTATGGTGTTGGGGCTTCCCAAACACATGATGTTTCATTCAATGACCAACTTGCAAATGGTTTTGGAGGAATAAACGCATCACGACTTGAATCGTATGAGTAACCAATTCCAGCATAGTTTTTACGATAAGGTGTGCCACCACTTGTGTGAACACCACCAATTGTGTTGTAGCTTGTGCGCTTGCAAGTTTGACCACGGAACTCACCATAGTGTTGTTCCCAATAAATACCATCCTCACCCTCATCCTTACCTACGATAACTTCAGTAACAATGTTGTTTGTGTCTAAAAATGCGTAATGAGCCATATTGTTCCTTTAAGCCCAAGACACATTGCCTGTGCCAGCGGTAATGGTTGTGCGTTTATTTGAGCCTACTGTTGTGGTTGAACCTGTTAAACCAGAGCCAATTGTGATTGTGTATGCAGACGGATACCAAAGAATAACAATACCAGAGCCGCCATTTCCACCAAGCCCCTGATTACCAGAGCCTCCACCTCCACCGCCTCCTGTGTTGGCAGTTCCAGCAAATCCGTTTTGAGTAGTGCCGTCTGCATTTCCGCCACCATTTCCACCACCACCAGCTCCACCTGTGGCATTTGCAGAGCCAGCTTGATAACGACCACCGCCACCGCCACCAGAATATGTAGCACCACCCAAGTTTGCACTAGCCGCAGTACCCGCACCACCATTACCAGAAATTGTGTTAGTTGCAGGAGAATTGCCTCCAGCTGCACTAGCACCACCACCGCCAGCTGTTAAACCATAGTAACCACCATAACTTCCACCATTATTTCCTTGACTTGGTGATGTGCTAGGT